AATGTGTTTTGTTTTTGATCTGGCCTAGTTTCAAAATATAATTGCGTGTCTATGTTAATTCTTCTGTTACCATTTCCTGCCCACGCAAGGATGTCAGCGGGAATATCATAGTTTTTTGCAAACTCGTTGCCTATACAGGTTTTTATATCATTTGAGGGACGCAGAGCAGAAAAAGAACACCCAACGGATAGTATTCTATCTATCATTTCTTGTTCATATTTTGGATCAATTGTTTGATCTTGCTTGACTCTATGTTTGCTTTTACTTTCCCTATGTCATCTCTCAGAGGCTCGTCCGACTTATGTTCATCTTTTGGTTCCGAAGTCACTGTGCTGGTCCTCTTTAGATTTGAATATATGCTTGGTGCTTGTTTCTTAAATGTTTGATATTCTTCATCTTCCGCCAAGTCGAGTATTCGCAGTGTATCAACATTGAACTCTAAGTCAACCTTGTGTCCAACGCCCGACGATGATCTAGTCTTCATGAACTGTATCTGATACTTGCCACGTTCTCTCATTGCTCTACTTGTAAAGATACCAATCACATTGTCTGCTGTTTGTATCTTAGATAGTCCGCCTGATATGTGCGAGTGATCAAATTCAATTTCTTCTACGGATGCTCTGTTCAACTGCGATGCTGTTATCAATAATGCATTCAAATCTACAGCAACGTTTCTTAGTTCTTCTGACACATATTTGTCTTTCACAAATAAGTCCGATGGAGACACTCGTTTGTTTTGTGGCATCAAAAGATCTAAATAGTCAATTAGAATTACATCACATTTGATGTTGTGCTGTATTTCAAATTCCTTAATATATGCTCTCACATCAAGTGCTGTTGCTCCAGACGGAATGTATTTGATTCTAAGTTTACCAGATGTCTTTGCTTTCATTTTTACTTTTAGATCAACTGTGTCTAGATCTTTGTATATTTCTCTAGTAGCAGTCTCAGTCATCATTGCATCAATTCTCATTGCTGTAAGATTTTCACTCAACTCCAGTGTGACATACACACAGTTCAATCCTTGTTCAGCATAGTTGCAGGCCAAGTTCTGTAGGAACAAACTCTTACCAGCACCTGAACCACCTGCAAAGATGTTCAGTTCACCTCTGTTGAAACCACCAAACAGTTTCTTATCGAAGTTCTTCCATCCGGTTGGTATTTGTCCGTTGTTGTCTTTGAGTGCTTGTAATCTTGCTTTGGGATCTTCAAAGTAATCCAGACCCATGTCTTTTGTGAGTCCAACCTGCACAGCCTTCTTGATCTTCTCTTCCACAGAGCCATAGTCACCTTTTTCCAACATATCTGCCGAAGCAAGTATAGCCGACTCTAACTCTTTGTGTCTAGCAAATCGCTCGTACTCATCGAGGAACCAGTCAAAATGTTTAGGATCGATATCCGCCGCTGATTGTAGTTCTGCACCAGTCTTGGCGTTGACCATCTCAACATCTGGCAGTGTCTTGTATTCATTAGCATAATCGAAAATAAATTTTGCAGGCTCTCTCAGTTGTGCATCATAGTGTGCATAACGGAAAATGTTCTGTGCTCTCACAAATGACTGTGCATCCGCAAGGAACATTTCCAAAAATAATTTCTGTAGGTCTTTAGTATATTCCACGCTTATATTATAACTTCTTTCATCGGACTTGTCATTTCAAAATTTACTTCTCTGAGATCATTTTCTCTATCCAAATATTTGTACTCTATTTTTTCTGCGTCCCACTTACCTAGTGCATCAAAAACCAATTCTTTTTGTAGTTCTCCGCAAGTGTAAACGTCCAGTTGTATTAAATTTGGTTTTGGTTCATCCCAGACGTGCAACGCTATGTGTGATGTTTCTATTATGGCCACACAAGTAAATCCTCTGTTGCCAGGCATTTCACAATATTTTGCGTATGGTCCCATCATTATTTTCATTCCTATATCTCGTATTAAATTACTGGTCCAATCCACGATTGTGATTTCGTGTTTAGGCACGTTGAATGCTTCTGCCCTCACTATCATATGTTTGTGTTTCATTGTTGTGTCTCTTTGGTTAGTTGATTGAATCTACTTATAATTGTCGCAATTAGATTGCCCAATCCATTTCTTCTTTGTGCTGTTAGTAATTCTACAATTCCTAATTTTAAAAAATCTTCAGGATTGATTCCTTTGCATTCATTTACTGTGCTGTCGTTAAAACAATCGCATACTATTCTTGTGATGCCTTTGGTAATCATTGCATCGCTGTCATATTCTACTTTAACTGTATCTGATTCTATAATGACATCTACCCATATTTTGCTGATACAACCTGTAACCAAACGCTCTTCTATACGTTTGCTTTGATCCATGGTTGTTGAATGTCTGGCCAGATCTATCAAATACTCTAAACGACTGTGTCCCTCCAGCAAAGCAAGATTTTCTGACCATTCATCTATTTTTGCAAGTACCTTATTTGTTTGTGTTGTCATAATTGTATACCAGTAATTCTTTTCTTTGTTTTTGATCTTCTCTGTATGTACCAGTTGAACGCAAAGTATATTTTAGATCCCAGGTCAAACATTTATAGGTTGCATACGCATCGATCAAATTTGGATCTGCGTTGTAAGTCACCATAAAATTTATTCCCCATCTATCTAATCTATCAATATGTTCTTTGAAATTGTTGTGATCAAATCCTTTGTGTTTATCTCCGTCTTTGCCATATAAAAAAGATTTGATGTCATATGGCGGATCTAGGAATATAAAATCTTGATCATAATCCGGATGCATATACATTTGGTAATCAAAATTGGTGATGTTCCACATATAGATTATTTCCTGGTACTCAGGAAGTTTTCTAATATTGTTGATTGTGAAGTTTCCATCGAAAGCCTGTTGTGAAAAAGAAGAAGAAGCCAAACCTGAAAACGAACATTTGTTTGCGATATAAAAACTACAGGCAGATGTGAAATGGTCCAATTGTTTGTCTTCCATCCATACTTGCGATTGCTGATAGATTTCTCTCTGTTTGTCCTTGTCGCTCTCACAACTTCTTTTAATTTCTTCTAACCTCATCGCCATTTCCTTGCCTTGACTCTGTAGCATACGCCAGAAATTGAATAATGGATAGTATGCATCGTTGACTGTAACCAAAACATCAGGATATCTTTGGGTGACGTAAAGAGCCATGGACGCACCTCCCATAAAAGGTTCGCAATACGTTTGAATGCGATCAGGAAGGAAGTTGTGCAAAAACTTAATAGCCCGAGATTTACCTCCAGGATATCTTAAAGGAGTTTTATATTTTACAGGATTATAGTTCACCATCTTCCCTCATTTTTGCTCTTATCTTGGTTGCAGATATCTTTTGTGTTTCTTCGTCAAGAACAATTTCTTCGATCTTGTAGCCTACACCTCGTCCATAACATATGTTTGTGATGTTTGGCACAAGCATAATTTTAAATTGTCCTTCAAATTCAGGATTTAATCTGTCTTCAATGTTCTTTTTCACCGTTTCAAAATCAAAAGGATTATCGTCTACACCTTGTACATCTCTAATTTGGATACAGACTTGACCAGTCTTTTTTATTATTTCTTTGAATAATTTATAGTGTCCGTCGTGGAATGGTTGCCATCTTCCTAGCATTTGTGCTGTTGGTTTTTTATTATCCCAAGTCATAGCCATAATTTCTCACTCAATTTAATTTTTGTTTTCGAGTCGTGTGTATATTTGAGGATTGCTTGGATGGTCAGCATCTTGCCATATGTCAATACAGCATTATTAATATCTTTAATGCCTTCTTGCCACGGTGGCATAGATACTGACCATCCCCAATCACACGCCTGATCAATGAGTTTGCTTCCGGCTTTGTCACGATCAGGCATTATGATAACTTTTCGATTGAGCGATTCAATCTGTAATTTTTGTTTGTTGCTAATCTCACTGCCCAATATAGCCACACCATCGATGGCTATGGCATCAAACACCCCTTCCACTAGTATTATAAATTTTCTTGACCAATGTTGATTGTCCAAGTTGAACAATGTACCTGGTTGGACCTGTGCATAATATTTTGGCTTTGTATTGGGATCAATTGATCTGGCAACTTGTCCAATCAATTTTTTGTCTTTGTATATGGGAACTAATATTCTATTGTCTAATGTTTTTGATGCGTAAAAAGGATATTCGTTGTGATCGATTCCTCTAGTGTTCAAATATTTTACGTAATTAGAGTGATCATCATTTATGCGTGTAGCGTCATCGGGAAGTTTGAAACTGTCAAATGTGATATCTACTTTCTCAACATTCTTATTAGGTGATACTTCTTGTGCTAGTTTCATTGCCGCCATTGACAATTTACTAATAGTTGATTGGTCAACATTTAACCATCTTAACAACTTCCTAAATCTGTTGCTTAGATATCTTCCTGGAGTGAAATTAGTTTTGTAGCCGCAGTTAAAACAGTGATACTGTATTGATCCGTCACCTAGATACATAATGCCTCCTCTGCCTCTGGTGTCTTGTGTTTCACCATTAAAATGACAACAAGGTGCGTTGAATGATATCCATCCTGAAGGAGTTTTTTTACGTTTGGGAGGTAGATGTGATTCGAGAGTATGTTGTAAATCCGGAAGCATTCTTTATTATAAAAATAAAGAACTAATATGTCAACCTATAAACCAAATACCAAATAGAACACAATACAACAAATAACAACCAGCGTGTAGGCATTGATCAATTGAAGTTAAAATCCAAAATTCTCTCTGGTTGCTGACCCAACCATTGGCTTTGACAAAATTATTTTTTATCCAGTCAATAAAAAAGTGCAGAACATAATCTAAGACTGCAAATACTATCACACTGGTAAACACAGCACTATGGTTGTAAAAATAAATTACGATGGACAAGCAGGCAAAAATGAATGCAGTGCCTACGGCGTGATCCAAAGCGTGTAGATGTCCATTCACTGAAGTTAATTTATATTTGTCTTTGGGTCCTTGGAATCTTCCTTGCAGTGCAAAATCGCAGATAAAATGTTTTACTAGTAATAAAAAAAACAAATGAAGTAACATAGTATCAGTTTACGATCTGTAAAGTAGTTTGTCAATGCCGCCGAGCACAGTAGAAGAATCACCAGATTCTTGAACGAATACAAATGCTACCGAAGTGTGTACACCTGTGAAATTAAAATATTTCACTCCAGATGCATTGCTATATGTTTGTGTGGTAATTTTATAGAATGAAGATTGGTGTGAGTCAGTTGCATAACTCATATTAGGAGTCAGTGTGCCATAGACGTGTAAGTCACCGGAAAAGTCATTTGTATAAACTGCTACAGTGTGTAAAGCTTGATTGGAATTTTGATTTGCATTTGCTGTTACAGTGCTAGAAATATGTTTGCCTTCGAGTAGTGAGAAAGATGAAATTTCTGTGCTATCAACCAATGCTGGAAATGTCTTATCAACTACTTCAAACCTTACCGCCGCATCATATCTTGTGTCAGCATATACAATCTGTGTGGTGCTGGATGTGTCCGTGTGTTTGATAGCACCGTGATAAAAACCAGTTTTTAGTTTAAGCATATCGCTTTCGGTTATAGTAAATTTCACGTGTCCTTTCGTTGATGTACTCGAACCGTCGTCCACAACAACACCAACCTTTGTAATCTGCAATTTGTCGTTGCTGTCGCTTATCTGTAGCACAGTCGACGTGCCGTCTACAAATTGTGCCTTTTGATCTTGATTACGCACTACTAAAGTAAAAGTGTTGTCTACTTCTTTGTACAACTTAATAGATCTTTCGTACACTTTTTCGTATCTCCTTACAGTCCCGTCTGTGTGTATGTATACATCGACAAGGTTGGGTAATATGTATCCGATGTTGTATTGCATGGCATTTAAAGTATTTATTGTACCAAAAACATCATTGTTACAAACACATCATGGTAATTATGTATAAAATGTCAGTAGATCCCAACGAAATACAAACTTCTCACCCATTCTTGTCTTTGATCACCGTAGCAAAGCAAGAAATTATAGGTATCATACAAAACTGCGACAGCAAAGTAATGAGTATCTATGTCTTTGAACTATTACCCGCTGAATTAAAAGCAAAGTTTCTAGAGTACGGTGCAAACTGGTGGTGGGAATCTAACAGGAAAATACCAATCAACATCTTCATAGGTTCCGAATTCGTAAAATTCAGACCTTATCTAAGGACATATTCGATGAAAGAAATCAAAGTTAATTTTGGTCCTGTGATTAGATTGAGCGACTTTGCTGAATCAAAAAGAATAAGAAGAAAGACAGTTCAACTCCTACGCACCACAAAGTAAGTTCATATGCACTGTGACTGCCATCGCATATGATATTGCGTGTGCTTTCTTAAAGAAATATTGTCCGTCATTGGGTTTAGTCCAAACCTCTTTGTGTATATCGTTCCAAGACTTGTTTAAGAGATGTCGTTTAGCAGGTCTAATGATAGCAAGACAACAAGCTATCTCTTCCAGTGTTTTAGGTTTTAGTTTAGAGACAACTTCGAAGTGTCCGTTCAAATGGAACAGTTGGTCGACAAATGATCGATCCTGTAATTTTTCCCATTGAGGTTCTGTGTCGATCAAATCTTGTAGATGTTGTCTTGATTTAACCATTGAATAGATATTAACATTCAATAGATCTAATTTAAAATATCCTAATGACTCTAATACTTTGTAATCTATTGAAGATTGATTCGTTTGTGGTATAACTGGACAGTCAGTAAAGTAAACTCCTGTGTTGTGTGATTTGGTACCTTTGGCATCGATGATACTTGCTCTAGTGTGTGGTATCTTATCTAATATTCCTTGTCTATCAGCGAAGTCTATATCTATGTCTGGCATATTACTATTATAACTGATTTGTGTAAATTTTACAACCAACCTAAGAGTCGAATCAAACCAAATCCGTCGATGGTAAAGTATAAAACATATAACAAAGTTAAACCAACGGACCCTCTAGAAACAGCACCGAATATCAAACAAACTGCGGACATCTCCCACATACAGTAAGATATAAAGAGATTTGGTTGAGGCATAGTGAATGCCATCACAGTGGTCGCACCTATGCCTAGTATAAGTCCTAAAAGTTCAGCGAAGAATCTAGGCCGGTTCTCTACGTAATCTTTCTTCAGCCAACGTATAAGATATTGCCTGTAGTTCTTGTACTGTGACATTTATTTTTTCCTGCCCCATCCTCTTTTTTTGATCATTTCTGGATTTCCAGATTGACCAAAAGGTATAAGTTCTATTCCCTTGTGAGCAATGAAGTTTGCAATGGATTGCCTTTGTATTTCTTTTATTTCGTCTATCTGATTATCTGTGTGTTCTTTATTGATTAAAGGAATAGAAATAGATTTGTATCTCCCCTTTGCAGTCTTTTTAGTAAAAACCATATAAGTCCTTGTTTATTTTTTCTTTTGTTTTAAAATCCTACCATAGTTGGGCCAGCCAAATTTATCAGGTGACTCGTCTATGTACCGCCAGCGGATAACATCGGTGTCAGGATTTCTTTCGAAGATCTTAGGTCGATCTTTTTTCTGTTTTTTATTTTTAGTTTTCATAATAATAATTATTTGGTTTTAGGAACCTTGACCCATCTATCGATTTCTGTGCCTTTGCGATTTGTGTATTGTACTCGCAAACGTGTGGTTCCTTTTGGTGCTCCACCCGCCACTGATTTGAATATTTTTTTCAAACCCAAACCTTCTTTTTCCTCGCTAAACTCTCTGCCATCTGTAATCTTTACTTGTATTTTTCTCGTCATAAACCTCCGAAGTTAGTAAATGTTATATCTTTTTCTTACAATGTCTGCTAATCGCAAATACAATAATTTTTCTGCCCATTGCTGAGAATTGCGTGGATCTCTCCAACCTTTCTTAGCGGCCTTGCTTTTACAGGACAGCAGTTTCTTTTTTAATGCTCCGCCTGTTTTTTCTTGAATAACTTCCATTGTAAACACTACTTTACACAAAAAAGTGTTTACGTCAACTGATATTTTTTAACTTCTTAGATATTTCCAACAATACGGAAATTCTGTGTCAACTTGCATTTTGAATATACCTCTTTAGTTCTTTATCTTGTACATCATCTGGAATTATGTTTAGATAAAAAATTTTGTAACTATCACTTCCGTACTTGCCAATGCCGTGTAGATCACTGGCTTCTTTGCCATTCCAAGTTAGGAATTCCTTGCTCATCTGCCTCAGTCTTTTGGTTCTAACACTCCACATACCCAAAGGACGTAACATATTTTCCTGTGTTTTTACTCTGCCCCGCAAGAATGCCTTTGCATCAGGATATCTTGCAAAAAGTTTAGGCAAAACTTCTTTTACTTGTTTTCTGTATGTTTGATTTAAACAAATCACTCCCACCATATGTTGCCATTTATTTTTTACCTGCTGTTGCACCATGAGATGTTCTTTCATCATTCTATACCTGCCTCTGCCAATGTTTGCTTCACAAACTCATGATCTTCTTCACGTTTTTTAAATGTTCGTTTCCAATACTCAGGGTCTATCATTTCATACACAATTTTGATCTGATCATCGTGCATAATAGAAATCATATCTTTGCCAGTCTCACTGTTGAGGATCACCCATGGGGATATTTTTCCATTTGCAATCAATTGGGTGGCTCTATTGAGATTGATATATTTGAAAAAGTCTTCTAACCTTGCATCTTGTTCAGTAGCCCAGTTGCCCATTTCGGTGATCGTTCTGTTCAATGCTTGTGGCACTGGCTCATTTCTTACGATGTGTTTGATGTATGTGTCTATGGTTGTTTGTTTGGGCCAACTGTCTATACGTATTTTCGATGTGCAGAGCCAATCAATAAAAGCACCAATTTCGATGGGTGTGTTGGCTGTGATAAATTCTGCTGTCTTTACGAACGCTCTGTAGTATTGAGAATTTACAAAATCTACAAATTGTTTTTCACGCTGATTTGAATAATTGATCTCATAGAATCTTCTAAATATCTCAAAAGCTAAGACGTGCACCTTGTTGTCTTTTTGTTGCCATCTTCTTTTAGGTTCACACATATGCACATCTAAAGTGGTTTGTTTTGAAAAAGATTTGGAACAATAGTTGCAAGTAGGCATATCAGTTTTTATTTTAGCAGGTTGATATTTAAAAATCAATGGATGACTCATTTTTTATATTTTAAGCAAATTACCGAAATTGGTTTTCCTTACTTTGTCTAATCTTTCTAAATACAAATACAAGTGTTCTAATGATTTCTTATCTTGCTCGTTAGATAGTGCTTTTTTTATGCTAAGAAGACTGCTGTAATCCACACGATCATGGTCTTTATATTTTTCGATCGAGTTAATGAAATGATCTTTCCGTTGTTGTGAAGCAAGTGAAGGTTTAAAGTAACTAGGAGACCAAACAGGGTATGCATTAAAATAGTCTATTCCTTTTTTTAGTGCCCAATCTATTAGATTGTCTATTTCTCCCACGTTCAAAACTTGCACGGTAGAAATTACTGTCACATATGAATTTTTCATATTGATCATTTTATCTAAATTGGTTTCTATCTTTGACCAAACACTCGGCCATCTAATATACTCTTGCACTTCTTTGTACCCATCTATGCTAACTTGCAGTATCACATTGTCGAACTTTTCTAATATGTTAATTAAATTTTGATTAAAAGTATGTCCATTAGTAGTAATTCTTATAGTGACTTTGGAATTCAATTTTTCCAATTTTGAAAGAAAAGTAAAAAGGTTATTATTAACGGTTGGTTCACCGCCTGTGAATCTAACCAATTTAGATTTGCTTGCCATTTCTACAACTTCATTCAATCTTTGTTCATTTTTGTACCAGGGGTTGTCTACTATTTTTGATCTTGCTTGATGTTCTAAATGATATTTAAACTTTTCTTGTTTGGTGTCGATTTTGTATTTGATTTGTTCTTGTTCTAGCACAGACGAATTACGAGGCGAGCACATCACACATCCTTGATTACAAAGGTTACCAAATTTTATTTCCATATTAGATATTTTGAAAGTATCGCTAAATTCGTAATCTTCGAAACTTTCATCTTTCATACTATAGATATCTTGTCTTTCTTGAACCATGCAATATCTACAACCTTCACCGAATTGATTATTTTTCATTTTTTCTATTAATGAAGTGTAAGAGTCAGATTTAAAATAATCAGTTAGCGTGTTCTCGTTGATATTAAATGGAGGGGTCTTAACATCCCATAATTCCCAAGCACAGCAAGGTCGAACATAACCATACGCATCTATGCTTATATGATTAACAGGCCATAAGCATTTCATTGTGAATATTCCACCGATTTTATTTTAGCAGGTTGATAATTAAAAATCGATGGATGACTCATTTTTTTAAAGTGACCTGTATGTAAAATGAAAAATCAGTAATAAGAAACCAAACAAAAATTAACAATGCACTAGGCAGGTAGCCAAAAAGTATGACTGAAAAGAAAAAAAGTATCCATAAGTTCCATATCAGTTTCCTACAATATAATGGAACCAGTTTTGTTGGTACTGTAAAAAATATCCACTCGTACATTATTTTTCTTTAAAATATTTCTCCCATTTACCTTCTTCGCCGGAGTGCTTCTCGTAATCGGGCAATGGCTCCTTCTCGTCTGCTATGTTTGGCCAGATGTTTGAGTATTTTGTGTTTACTTCCTTCCAAAAGCCGTTGGTATCTTGGCTGTCAGGGATGATCGCCTCTTCAGGACATTCTGGTTCGCACACACCACAATCAATGCATTCATCGGGATTGATCACTAGCATATTTTCACCCTCATAAAAACAGTCTACAGGACACACCGACACACAGGTGGTATGTTTACACATCACACATTTGTCATTTACTAGATAAGTCATTTTTCTATTCCGTATTGTAGTTTAAGTTCTTTGTGTTCTTTTGTGCTCAAAGTTTTATCTAAAACTTCAAGATCATGCATTTTTGCATTTGGAAACATCACTTGCAGGTCCTTGATTTTGGATTTTTCCGAAGTCTTTTTCTTTTTTGGATATATCCATTTGTGGAACATTTTAAATGTAGAACCGCACATAGCTGTAAGTCTCCAAAGCAATCTTTTATGTGATTTTGTCAGTGTCCAATGATGTTTATTAACATTTTCATTAATTTCTTCTATATAAAATTCTTGAATGCTCGGTTCTGGATGTTCAACAGATGCTGTCCATTTCATTGCCATATATGGAGAATATAGTTTTTGATCTTCTGGACTTAGATTTTGATACCAAGTTTTGTTTCTAGAATCCACTGCATTCATCATTGCTTTGATGTCTAAGAATTTTCCAGCCATGATACTATTTTATAACTTCCATTTGCATTTGTCAATAAGATACCAAGCTAGTTCGTGATGACATTCTCTTTGTGGATATCCTTCGTAGAAATAGTCTTTGTCTTTGAGATTGTTTAAGATCTTGTGTACTTCTTGTTTTTTGTTAACAGCGTCTTGCAGGAAACGTTCTTCTCTTAACATAGAGTATTGATGCTTTTGTATTGGCAATGGATTTACAATGAAGAGGTCTTGGATTTCGATCAGCATTTTATCATCGTTTATAGGAGATAGTTCTAGATTATGTCCGAAGTGTTCTAACACAGTTTGCATCCATGGTTTTTCTATTATTTTTAATTTACCAAATTCGAATTCCTTCCAATAGTGATTTGTCTTCATCACTGTGGTCGATACGTTCAGCCACTTATCGGTGATGGCATCCAATAGTTCCAAGATACATAGATCGTAATATTTGAAGTATTCTTCGTATTTGAAAAATCCATATGGCCATTGCTCCATATAGTTCCAACCATTGTTAAGCACATCATCTCTTTTTGCTCCTAGATGCCAAAAATAATATGCCCAAGGTGTTGACTGATCAGGCATATTAGACACGGTTCTGTCTCCGGCACCTTTGAGATTTGGTTTATAGAACTTACCATATCTACTGGTCAAGGTTTGATCGCCCCACACCACAGAGTATGTCCAATCCTGTTCTGCACATTGGAAGTCGAACACGACAAAAATTTCTCTATAATTTTTTTCTTGCAACCAATCGAGGATTGCTATCAACGAAAATACATTGTCTGTATTATTAGAATTATCGTTTGATGATGCAAAATAAAGATCTGTGTTACATTTTTTTGCTAATATTCCCGCATAGCTTTGCTCTAATCTAAAGTCCAATGTGTCGAAGTTGTCTTTTAAATCGATCTGCAATTCGTGATCGACCCACATCTTGTTTCCACTGGTCCAATCTCCACCAAGCACTACCATGCAGGTGTCTTTGCCACGATTGACATAGTAATCTTTTCCGTGATGAGCAACAAAAGGTGAACGTTCGGTCACATCTGATTTGTTGAGGATACTATTGGTTGACTGTGATTGGAAGTAAACTTTTTTACCAGGATTGCTTTGGAAGTTTTGAATTCTCTGCCAAAAACTTGTGTAAAACTCGTCTAGTATGATTTTTGGGTTTTGCAACCACTCTAATACATTTAGATATTTTTTTGGATACACTACATCTGGATCTCTGAATCGATATCTCGTTTCTTGATTGAGTTGGTGGTGAGGCTTCCAGATTCTGCGACGGTTGTACTTAGAGTTTTTGTTTAACACAGGTATCTAACTCCTTCAGATTTATCAAAAGTTTTCTGAACGACTCAGGAGTTAACATATTAGGTCCATCGGATGGAGCATTATCTGGATCATTGTGAACCTCTA